TCCCCACCCGCGTGATCGCGGAGCAGCACGTCATGGAGGACATGGGATTCCTGCCCACCCCCGAGTGGTGGCTGTCCCGCATGTCCCTCGTTCCCGAGATGAACCGTGTCCCCGTCCGTTCCTCAGACGTCGAAGACCTGCAGCGCGCCGCTGCCGTCGCACTCTACAAGGGAGAAGGCTGATGCCCACCGTCCAGTTCACCAACATCGCCGACCTCGCCACCATCGTCAGCCACTTCGACTCGCACCCCAACGCCAAGCTCTTCCTCGTCCACGACCACGGCGTCTACCTCATGCCCGGCTCACCCGCCATGCCCGGCAGGAAGGAAGGCATGAACTGGGTCACCCACGCAAAGGACTGCAACCCGGACACCGACCCGGAGTGCTGGGAAAACGCCCGCAACCTGGTGGGCGGCGATGACTTTGGCGAGGACATCACCGAGTCCATCCACGTGATCCGTGGCTGCGTCAAGGACGGCAAGACCTTCTCGATCCGCGTCACTCCCACCTCATTCTCATTCGGCCTCGGCCGGAAAGTCAAGGCATGAACCTCAAGATCCTAGATCCCCAGCCAACGTGCACCCGCTGCGACCTGCACTCCGCAGGGATCAAGAATCCCGGCGTGCCGTGGCGCCTGCTCTCCACCTCACGCAACGAGGCCGTCGTCCTGATCCTCGGCATGAACCCCGGCTTCCACGAGGACGTCGCCAACTCATGCTGGCAAGGACGCTCGGGCAAGGTGATGACCGAGTCCTACGTCAACGGGTCCCGCATCAACGACCACGCTGACATCTGGCTCGGCAACATTGCCCGCTGCTACACGCCCACCGGCAAGGCTCCCACCAACAGGCAGTACCGGGCCTGCTGGATGGAGCACGGCACCAAGGACTTCCTCACGATCATGAGGAACTACGGGGCTGCGCGGTTCCGCGCCGCGCTCTGCGCCGGCGCAGATCCGCTCGCACACCTGACCCGGTGGGCAACGGGCAAGTCGATGAAGCAGTCCGACGCCTTCCTCAAGCAAGGCCTCTCGCTCTCCATCGAAGGCGTCCAGTTCAACCTGTTCTCCACCTTCCACCCGTCCGCAGTCCTGCGTGACCCGGACAAGATTCACTCCGTCTCCGATCACCTCGCCATCCTCCGCTCTCAACTCAGGGGAGACACGCCCTCCGCGTCGGAGCCGCGCATCGTCTCACCCCACCAGCTCCTGCTCGCCGCAGGGCAGAAAGAACCGTGATGACCAACAAGCTCACCAAAGACGCGCTCGATTTCGTCGAACACAACGACAAGTACTACATCAACAACTACAGCTTTGGTATCGGGACGCTCACCGACCTGGCGAAGAACGGCCTCGACGCCAGGCTCCGCCTGATCTACGCCAACGACCACATCAAGAAGCTCACCGACGAGATCGCTCGCCTCGAAACCCAGCTCAACGAGAAGGAGTCCAAGTGACCACCGCATTCGCCGCCCGCAACCGTCCGTTCACCAGCCCGTACCCCATCAAGCAGCTCAAGCAGGACATCGTCAAGCTCAAGAAGCAGCGCTTCCTCGAGCGTGACTACCGCATCGCCGAGCTCATCGAGTCCGCTCCCTCAGACAACAAGGACCGCATGTACTGGACCATGGTGTACGACCTCGAGGAGGCGCCGACCGTGACCGGCCGGCAGATGATCCTCGAGCACGGCATCGTGCCCGTCCCGCTCCAGGAGCTGTCCGCCACGGCCGACCTACACGACGAGCTGTGGACCATCATCGAGGCGCTTGCCAAGTGCGGCGTCTACCTCATCAACACCAACCACCTCTGCGACCGGGACCTGTACGCCCGCCTGTTCTACAAGATCCTCGACGAGCCGTGCCGCATGATGCCGCCCGCCGCCGAGGCTGCCGAGTTCATCGACTGCCTCCACCCGATGGACGTCGAGTACCCGCTCGGCCAGCAGGTCCCCACCTTCACGCACGCCGACGCCTGCGCACCCAAGAAGGAAGACCCCTACGTCCGCGGCCCGGAGTGCAACGTCATCGGCAAGCTCTGCTCCCGTGACGCGTACCTCCCCAAGCCCTGGTAACCACACGGGGCGGGGCCCGACTCTCTGACGAGGCGCATCGACATGTGTCGACTGCGTGCGTCGGGACCCTGCCCCACCAAGCCATGCCTGATGCGTTCCCGTATACACGTGAAGTCGGGATCATCAGGCACGGGGCGCACCATAGATCCACTGCCCGTACAGCAGTGTGTAGGTGCGTCCGTATCCCACAGCCAACCGACCTCCTCTGAGCACCGTCGCCTCTGCTACTCCCTGCCGTGATATCCGCGCACAGTACGCACGCACACTACGGTCACCACGATAAGGCTCTGGCTGGTGGGGTACATTTCCGAAAGCCTTTCTGCCCAGCGGGCGGCGGGACCGAGACGACGGAACCCCGCCGCCCGCATGGTTTATCCGGAGAATGACAAGTGAACGACAATTTCGGAATCGGAGTGATTGTCGGCGTCGTCCTGACGATGCTGTGTTGCCTCGCAGGAATCGGATTAAGCGTGCTGCTTCCAATTCCAAGACGCCCGAAGAAGGAGGAAGGCAAGTGAGCAAGAAGAAACCAAAGACGATTGATGCTTCCTGCCCCGTTACGTTGATGGGGTGCGAAGGAGAAGTGATCGTAGAGATGACTCCGACCGAGGCAGTTTCGATGCTCGAAAAGGCATGGCAGGAAAACAAGCGACTGCGGCAGGAGAACGCAACCATCACCGCCGAGCGCGACGAGGCGAGGCGGATGATCTGCCGTTTGCATTTCACTAGTGCTGAATTGCAGCACGACTTCGCCAAAGCCAAGGGTTGGGATTGCTTCAAGGAGGACGGCAAGTGAACGATGACATCTGGCTTCAGCACGCCGGCGCCACCTGCCTCGGCCCGTCCGACATCCTGTCGCAGCTCATCTCTCGCTACGCAAGCAGCGCCGCGAAGGACTCCTCGTTCGCAGACAAGCGCGCCCTCCGTCAGACCATCGAGGAGATTGCCATGCTGCGCAGAGTCAACAAGGAACTGCGCGAACGCAACACCCGTCTGCTCTCACAACTCCAGGAGTACGAAGCCCGTGAGTACTAAGCCCCTCATCATTTCCCTCGACATCGAGACCTATGGCGCCTTCTCCTGCTGGGACAAGGGCTCCGGTGCGTGCCCCGACCAGACCGTCTTCAACCCCGCCCTCTCAAAGCAGATCGACCGAGTCCACCTGCCGTGCCGCCTCGTCCCGCAGTGCGCCGTGACCATCGTCTCCGGCGAACCCTCGGACCCCACCGGCTGGGAACCGCAGGAGACGGCGGTCTTCGACATGTGCACTGAGCAGCACCTGGTCCTCGACCTAGTCCGCAAGGCCGACACCATCGTCGGATCGAACATCGTGTACGACCTGTCGTACCTGCGTGAGTTCTCCGGCTTCGCCTCGTGGCTCGTCGAGTACCCGCTGCCCACCCTGGTAGACACGATCATCCTGTCGTGGCTGCACTCCGGTACCCGCAAGGAGCGCTCGCTCAAGGCACTCGGCCCGGCCCTCGGCGCCTTCGCCTACGACCGCACGCTAAAGGCCGGCAAGTTCCCGTTCCCCATGTGCGCCGATGCCATCAAGTACAACGCGCAGGACACGCACAACGCAGTGCTCGCCGCGCGCGCCCTGGCCCAGCGCATCCACGACGAGCAGGGTCGCAAGCTCACGCCGTCCGCCATCATGTTCCACTCCGACCGGCTGTGGAACATCCTTGACCTCTCGCACAACGGCCAGCACTTCAACCGCTACGAGCTGCACTGCGCTGCCGACAACCTGGCACACACAACTGCGGTGATCGGCGCCGAGCTGTACAAGTCCGAGATCTTCCCGTCCGGCGAGGGCAGCGGCTCCTCCCAATCCGCGCTGATCGACCGCGCCTCGTCAGCCGCAGCCGACTACATGCTGGAGCTGCACGACTCGCGCCTCCTCGAGTACTCCGACAAGAAGCGCAGCGTCCGCAACAACCGGGAGAACCGCAAGGTCCTGGCTGCCATCCTCCGGGACCGCAACCCCAACGACGATGACGCCCAGCTCCTCGAGTACATCTCGACCTACGCATCCGAGCACAGCATCGAGCAGGAGATCCGGAAGATCCTGTCTCAGCGGATCCACCGTGGCAACAACGAGTACATCCCGTCCGGATGCTTTACCCTCGGCGACCAGGTCTCCTGCTACCCCTCCTGGTACGGAGCCCCCACCGACGAGGGCGGCGTGCAGTCCGTGCGTCTGTCATGCCGGCGACCCGCAGCCCAGACCTGGTCCAAGGACATCCGCGAACTGATGACCGACCCCACCGGCCAGCGGGTGTGGCGGATGGACATGACCGCATTCGAGCTGCGCGTGGCAGCAGCCATCTCCCGCGACCGAAAGATGCGGGACTTCGCCTTTGCCCACGACCCGTACCTCGCACTGCCCGGCGACCGCAACCTCGCCAAGACCGCCCTGCTGGTGGGGATCAACGGCGGCGGTCCCGACAAAGCGTGGCGCACCGCCATCGCCACGACCGGCAGGCTCATCACCCTGCCCGAGGTCCGTGCCCTGCCCATCTTCTCCGCATGGCAGGACTACGCCAACACCCGCTCGACCTGGTTCGATGACGGCAAGACGGGCAAGCTCCGTCTCATGGAAGCGGACATCCTCTACACCCACAGCCCAGCTCGCACTATCCACGACACCACGTCGTTCATGGTGCAGGGCACCTCGGCCGTGTTCATGACGATGATCCAGTCCCGCCTCATGCAGGACACGGTCGACCAGTACCGCTTCAACCTCCAGCTGCACGACGAGCTGATCTTCACCACCAGCCAGACGAATCCCGCCGTGGTCCGGGACACCATCGCCAAGTCCATCTTCATCTGGTCCAACGAACTGTTCGGCACAAGCCTGCCATTCACCTTCAAGCTGTCGTACACTGAAGGCACAGGTGAAGCGCGAGTACACCATCCTTGTTGACGAGCGGGAGAAGAAGCCGTTCACCTTCCCCGAGCACATCGTCTGCCTGGATCCATCGCGTGACCCGTGCCGTCAGTCGGGTATCACGGTGCGCATCCGCACCCAGAAGCGCACGCTCAAGACGGGTGACTACCAGATCGACGGGAACCCCGCCGTCGTCGAGCGGAAGGGATCCATCGACGAGATCACGCAGAACCTCCTGACCCCTGACGGCCGCCGTCGGTTCGCCGATTGCTGCCGCCGACTCCGGGACGGCACTCCCCGCCCGCTCCTCCTCCTCGAGGGGCTGGTGGGGATGCCTGAACCCAAGGCAGGAAAGCCGCACCCGGGTCTTGCGATCGACGCCCTAATGCGTATCCTGCAGGAGTACGCCATCGGTCTCATGGTCCTCCCCACCGGCACGGCAGGCCAGCGCAGGGCTGCAGGTGAGTGGACCGCCAGGTGGCTCATCACCCAGGACGACCATGTCATACGTGACCATCACGACCGACGCGAAGAACTTCCACCTGGCATCGTTCACGGCGGGAACCGCAGCGACTGCACCAGTGAAGACGCTGACTGCGACGAAGCCGGTGTCAGGATCGGGCAGCACGGTGTTCGGCGCGAGTCTGAACTACCTGAAGCTGAAGATCTACAGCAGCGCTAACACCGCATCGCAGAACTTCTACGTCTTCGGCTGGAACTACGTACAGGAGAACAACGCGTACGTTCCGCAGCTCCTCGCCTACGTCCAAGGAACCGTCTCAACCTCACAGCAGACCGGGCTTCCGGGAATCGGAAGCGCATACGAGATGACCTCTTGGAGTTTGGTGCAGGGCGATGCCAAGCTGTTCGTCGGCGCAACTTCTACCACGCCGGGCGGTTTCATCCTTGTCGACACACTTGGCTGCGAGTACATCGAGTTCTACTCGTACGCCAGCAGTGGCACGCCCACCATCTCCGTCCTGCACGCAGGTCTCTGATGCGCGAGCGAATCTACTACTCCTTCCAGCAACCGTTGGTGCGCGGCAATCGCACGCGCCTGATGCGCCTTCGTGATGTCACGCCCACAGCTTTCAACTGGCGAAACGTAGCAGGAATAGCAGGAAGTACAGCACAGTCTGACGTAATCCAGATGGTCGGCACGACCAACCAGATCACGCTCGGTGTCAGCATGACTGCCGCGATCGGCCTTACAGGGATTGCATACGTCTCGGTAAACGAAGACAAGACAGGCGTCATCAACAGCATTGGAATTTCAATCACGCCGAGCGCGCTCATAAGTTGCGCGCCAGGAAATTGGGTTTGGTTTGAGTTCAACAGCACGTTTGCTGCAAGCAGCACGGTGACTGTTCGACAGCAGCTGGTTGGCGCAGCAACGCTTGACACCTTCAACGTAAACTACACCTGACCATGACAAGCACACCCACCATCCGAGCGTCCGGCACCATCCCCGCATACGCGTGCGTCAAGATGACCACCACGCCCGGCTTCGTCGCCGTCGCAACTGCTGCGACTGACACGATCTTCGGCGTCAACGGTCCGGTCCAAGCACTCAATGGCGAACCCGTTGAACTCCAGGCTGACGAAACCGATTACGTCACCATGCTTGCCGGTGGCGCCATCACCTCCGGCAGCTTCCTGGTTCCCACCACCGGCGGTGCCGTGGTGTCCAGCACTGCGGGCCAGTTCATCGCAACCAGCAGCTCATCGTCTGGCCTGACCTTCAGCAGCAAGGTCAACAAGACGATCACCAGCTCGACCAACCTGAACTTCCTGGCTACGGGAACGGGCGCGCAGACGGTGAGCGTAAACACCAAGCTTGCCGAAACCGTCAGCGTCAAGGACTTCGGTGCGGTCGGAGACGGAACTACCGACGATACTGCCGCGATTCAGGCGGCGTTGACTGCCGGTGCCGGAAAAAGCGTAATGCTCCCTTCGGGAACTTATCGTACATCCGCAGCCCTCCAAGTCCCGGCAAACACCGTGTTCTTCGCCAACCCCGGAACAGCAATCATTGATGTTCAGCCGACCGCCAGCACGGCGACCATGAATAACGGTCTCTTGTTCACGGGCAGCGGTGCAACCATTGACGGTCTTCAAATCCACGGCACAAACGAAGCGACCTTTTCTGGTGGGCTACGAACTCTTTACGCTGCGGCCATTCTCGCAGACTCTCAGATTAGTGGGGTTGTGGCTCGTAATCTGACAGTCAAGAATTGCAGGATCTTCAAGTGGGGCCGCGGTATCGAACTCCGCCGTGCTGACAACTCAACCATCAGCGATAATAGGTTCTGGGGCGGGGCGCAGCAGGGCAATGCTTCTACTGAATCAAGCACTTCAGACATCAACATTTATGGATCTGCGGACCCAAATCAAGGTTCTAGGTACACGATCACGAACAACTTTTGTTTCGGAAACCAAGATAGCGGAATCGGGTTCAATGGCATCAAGGACCGTTTCGTGGTCTGTACAGGAAACGTCATCCAACCGATGCAGGAAGACGGCATTACTCCGGTTGGGACAGGTGCTACAAACAAGTCACGGTATGGGATCCTCTGCTCCTATGTGGGCAATGATCCTTCCGGACCGACATCAACAGGCACAAATTCTCTAGTCAGTAACAACATTGTTACTGACTATGGACATTGCGGAATCAACTCTCAGGTTGGTACGCGTCCGGGAGGCGATACTTCATTTGTCGGAAACGTAATCACAAACTGCGGGTTCTCAACGGTTTATCCGGGTGATGCATCACTAAAGGGAGGCATCTGGATTGAAGGTGGTGCAGACTCAATTACCGGAAACGTAGTCATTGGATGCTTCCGTGTTGGCATCGAACTCAATTGCGGAAACCCCATTGATCCAGACATTCAGCACTCTCGCGCAGTTGTCTCGTCTAACAACATTTCCAAAGTTTCTGGTGACCCCAACAATCCCTCGGCCAGCGGTTGGGGCATTAACATTTCTGGTGCAAACGTCAACGGAGTTCTCGTAAGCGCAAACAGGATCGAACGTCCTTCCAATATTGGAATCCGTTGCGGCGGTGAGAACATCCACATCTCCGACAACTCACTTGATATTCGCCATGCTCTAGGCGGCATTCAGGTCAGTCAAAGCGGGACTCTTGCGTGTTCTGTGTGCAACAATCGCATTGTCGGAAACGACAAGACAACCGATACCGAGTTTAACTCGGGCATTTGGTTTGACGGAACGGTTCACTGCATCGGGAATGTGATCAACACTTTCCGACGTGGAATCAACAGATTGTCTGTACCAAGCGCCCTTCGCGATATCGGTACCAACTGTTCTGGAAATGCAATCATGGATTGCAATCGTGGAATTGTTTCTTCGGGTGGTTCGTGGATTGTCCAGTCGAACACGATTACAAACTGCACGACCGATCTTCAGGGCAGCGCTTATCAAGGCATCGTAGTTAAGGCAGCCAGTGGTTCGGCGTTCGGTGGAGGTTTCAATGTTGTCTGCTGTGACACCACGATTCCGTCTGGTGGCGCTGGTGGTACATGGGCAGTCGGAGACCGCTTCTTGAAGTCAAACCCGGCAGTTGGTTCACCAAAGGCGTGGGTGTGCACGGTGGCTGGATCTCCTGGTACGTGGGTCTCGGAAGGCAACCTGTAATCCAATGACCGTAGAGCGGAACAACATCGTCAAGCTGTCGCTGCGCGATTGGGCTGGCATCATCGGCGTGGCGATCACGCTCCTGACCATCCTCGGCGGCGGATACCTCACGCACGACCGCCTGCTCATGCGTCTCGTAACCCAGCAGGAGGCGATCAATGCACGGCTGGACAAGATCGACCGCCAGCTTGAGTCTCGCAACTAGCCTGCTGGTGGGGTGCAGCGAGCTCGCCAAGGTGAGCCGCAACGCAACTGCCATCCAGTCCGAGTCCCAGGCTCTCATCGACCACGGCATTGCCGTCGGCGACAAGGAGGTTGTGACTCGTGCCGAACGAATCAATGTACTGGCTGGCGATATCCATGGCAGCATTCCTCATCTGGAGGACCGAACACCTGCTTGGCTATCGACGCTGTGGTGGGTGGCTGCTGCCGTGGCTCTGGTGGCTGCGGCCATCATCCTCTGGCAGACGGGCCTCGGCACCGCAGTCCGCATCGCAATCGGCTGGCTCCCCCGCAAGAAGGTCATTGACGCGGACCTCGCTGCGGGAATGCTCAACCCTGACAAACCTGAGGATGCGCGCGAATACGTCGCTGCGCGGCGTGCATCCGACCCAGAGTTCGACGCTGCGTGGCGACGCCTTCACAAGAAAGATTCGCAATGATCCTCGCTGACTTTTCCTCGTTCATCGGTTCCCTTTGGTTTGCCGGCATGCTCGCCCTGGTGGGTTTCGTCGGCGGCTGGTTCCTCTGCAAGAAGTACGGCTCGAAGCTCTGAGTGAAGCAAGTACTTCACCCAGCCGGACGACAATGAGTGCGCGGGCGGGTCGCGTGGTGCGCCGCCCGCGCACTCTCATTTCCATCCTCAGGAGACACCCTATGCCACCCGAAACAGACACGCCCAAGGTCCCCACCAGCGGGGGCATGGAGGCAGCCGAATGGTTGCGTTACCACGGCCTCTCGCCCCGCACCGTGGGCATCCGCTCGTCCGACTACCGCTCGCTCCGTACCTGCCCGTTCACTTGGTACCTCTCGCGGCGCCTCGGCCTCGTAAAGGCGTCCAAGTACAGCGCCGCCCTGTCCCGTGGATCGTGGGCGCACCTCGCCTTCGCCGCGTACTGCCTGCGCAAGGACCGCGAGGCCGCGCTCGAGATGTACGACAACGCCATCGAGCTGCGCCTCGAGGAGCTGCGCCGCTACGGCAAGTCCGCCGGCCAGTCCCCCGAGCTAGTCCGCGAGATCCTTGCCCGCGAGGAGAAGGACGCCCGCACCGCGTGGGCCTGGTTCTCCGCTGCCATCCAGGTCTCGTTCCGTCCCGACAGCGAAGGCCCCACCGGCAAGCTCGATGGGTGGCTGCGCGCCGTCAACGTCGTGGCACAGGAGCCGATGCTCCGGTACCAGGACTGCGTCATCCAGCCCGACGCGCTCATCACGTTCCCCAAGGATCCCGATACCCTCTGGATCGTGGACTTCAAGACCACGAGCGCAAGTCCCGTCGACCGACTGCAGGCGTGCCCCATCGAGTTCCAGACGCAGCACTACTTCCACGTCATGAGCCAGCTGCCGCTCTCCGAGTACTCCGCCAAGCGGGTGGGGGGCGTCATCCACATCGCCGTGCAGAAGCCCACCATCGAGTTCGGCATGAAGGACCGGGCCTACACGCTGGACACCAGCCCGCTCAAGTCGGGTCCCCGCAAGGGCGAACCGCGCAACGAGAAGATCTATCTCGGCGAACCCGACCCGCACTTCTACGAGGGTCGCTGCTACCAGTGGTATGTCGGCGAGGATGAGTACCTACATCTTGCGCCCGACCGAATCACGAATCCGTGCGTCAACATTTCCTTCACGTCATCGACGCATTTGCTTGATTCCAAGCTGGTTTCGCAGTACAATTCGCGCCTCGAGTTCTGCCGTTCATATGCGAACCGCGAACCCTATCCGGACAACTTCGAGATGGGTGACCCGATTCAAGGCACTGGCACGCCGAGCGCGTACATGCCCTTTATGCTGACGGACCCGGTCGTGTGGCCGGACGTCGTGCGCGGCGAGAACTTCGTGCAACGGGACCGCGATGATGCGGTGCCCGAGGGAGACATCGCATGAGCAGACCCCATCCATTCATGCAGTTCGAACAGGAGATCCTCGAGTCCGTCATCGCCCCGAAGATCGCGGAGATCGTCCGCCGCTGCGGCGAGAACATCGAGTCCCGCTCATCGCTGCTCCTCCTCTTCAACGAGAACCACGGCACCAGCATCACGATGGCAACCTTCTCCGAGTGGTGCGAGAAGCTGAACATCAAGTTCGAGCGGAAGGTCGTCGTGAGCATCCCCGGCTACAGACCGGCTGCCCGCGAAGTCCAGCCCGTCAGCCAGGACTCCGCCGACGACTCGGTCGAGGCGCAGTTCGACGAACCAATCAGCATGCCGGATGTTCCGGCGACTTTTGTGGCAGGCGAGAGGATGGTCCTGCCCGGCGGTATGCGTGCACCCACCTTCCTCGATTGAGGCATCATCATGACACATGCCCTTGCAACCGGTAAGACAATTGCTTCCAAGTACCCTTCCCTCGGCTCTTCGGTGGTCACTGGCCGCGTCCCTCTTGGGCGCATGCTCGGTCTGGTGGTTGGCGAAGCGGGCGCTGGAAAGTCGTTCCTGCTCCAGTCCAATCCCAATGCCTTCATCATCAACCTGGACGAGACGCCGGCGGTCTGCCCCACCAGCGAGGCAGTGATGTGGCCGACGCCCGGTGCTGATGGTCGGGCGCAGGACGAGCGGGGCAACCCTATGGTCCTGTCGTGGAAGCTCGTTGAGGAGAAGCACAAGCAGCTCGTCGACCTTGCTGTCCGCAACCAGCCGCGTCCCGAGACCGTCGTCATCGACACGCTCGGTGCCGCGATCCGCCTGCTCCGTCCGCACATTGCCAGCCTGTACGGTCGGGAGAAGTTCACCGACGTCGACGGCCGGCTGGGCTGGGAGCGCCTGTTCGACACCCTGATTGAGTTCGGCTCGTCGCTGCGCCGGCACGGTTACGGAGTCTTCTACATCGCGCACCTGTCCCGCAAGCACATCCCGCTCTCCGAGAACCAGCACGTCGAGGAGTACAAGATCCTCATCTCGGACGGCCTGTATGCCCGCATGTTCCCCATGTTTGACCTGGTCGTTCCCATCACCACCACCTGGGATGTCGTCGAGGAATCCCGTGAGGTCGAGGTGAAGGTCGGCGACCGAGTCATCAAGAAGAACAACGTCACCAGCAAGAAGGTGCGACAGCACTTCGCAACGTTCTCGAACCCCAAGCTCGAGGGCATTGCGAAGGTCCGCACCATGCAACCCATGGAAACCCTGAAGCTTCCGCCGGAAGCAGCATGGGCTGCACTTCAGTCTGCTTACGATGCGGCGAACGCGCCCCGCTGACGCGGGGGGCGCGTATCGCCTTCCTTCTCACGTTCCGTGTTTCACTTCTCACCCCTATTCGGAGTTTGCTATGCCCATTGACAACAAGGTCAAGACTGTCTTCGCCGCCCTCAACAACAACTTCCAGTCCGTTCAGGCTGACTCGGGTCTCGGCTCGCTCGGCTGGTGGCCGGAGGAGGGCAACCACGACTGCCTGGTCACCGACGTGAACATGCAGGACAGCACGTTCAAGCAGAAGGACGGGCAGACGTTCCCCGGCTTCGAGATCCAGTTCTCCTACCAGCTCATCAACGACCCCGGCCAGGACGAGCCCCGCCGCTGGCTCGGCGCCCCGATCCGCCTCCCCGCGGACATGGGTGCCCTGACCGACACCGGCGCCAAGACCCGGGCCGAGATCGAGCTGCGCCGTCTCAAGGGCCACCTCACCACCTGCCTCCGCCGGGAGCCGCAGGACATCGGTGCCGCCCTGGCCGACCTGTCCCACCGTCTGGAAAACACCGATTCGGTGATTGCCGTGGTCGTCAAGTGCCAGTACGATACGGCCAAGGACGGCAAGCAGTACCGCAAGGAGTTCCTGCAGAAGGCCCTGTCGACCTGACCCCAAGCCCCACCAGCCGGGGAGGGGGAGTTCCCGCAAGGAGCCCCCTCCCCTCATTGGTGGGTACGAACCCCCGGATAGGGGCCCCGTGTCGATGAAAATCCACGGGGCCCTTTCATTTCTTACCTTTAGGATGAGGGTATGCCTTACGAATCAACGATCGTCGTCTCGATTCCTGACCAAGGTTCGTATCAGGACATCAAGGAACACATCTCCGCCTGCAACAGCCTTCACGGCATGGATCCTGACAGGTGGTCCATCTGCGTCACGAGCGAGGAGGGATCCTCGTGGGGCTTCATCTACTACACCCACCCCTCCCCCGCCTTCCTCGACCGCATCAACTACAGCTGGCAGCAGCGCTTCCCAGACTGCGCCATCGAGCGGGTGCACCGCATCACACAACCGAAGTTCTTCGAGAACCTGATGGAGAAGACCGAGTCCGGTCTCATTGGAATTGGCATGGTCCAGCACCTTGCCGACATGTCTTCCAAGGGTGTCACCACCACCGGCATGATCGACTGGATGCAGGACGTCCGCAAGGATTCCCTTATGATCATCGGTCACCTGCAGAAGGTCCGCGAAGCACCGTATGAACCTGGAAAGAGCGCAGAGACTTACCCTTGAGACAGGCTGGGCCCAGGGCCGTGGCGGGCGCCTCGAGCACCAGCGCCTGTACCTGAACACCTCGATCCCCAAGGAGTGGATGCCGTCGCGCCAGCGCAAGCGCGGCACGTCCCACCTGTACACCTGCGAGTTCCCCACCAACCCCCGCCGCTGGTGGGCGCTCATACGGTACGCCATCGCCAAGGACCGCCCCGAGCCCGACGACCTGGTGGGGCCGCACGAGAACGAGCCCTGGATCCTCCGCCCGGTCGCCAACACCTACACGCGGGTGTGGCCCACCGGCGACCTGATCCACGTGTCCACGAGCATCAACCGCAAGACCGTCTCGCAGGTCGCCGCGGCATGCCCCGGTCT